AAACCTTTGTTAAACTTACCCTCTGACAAATCTTTCTGTCCTAAAATTTCACGCAATATAAACCCTATCAAATCATCCTCAGAATATCTTGTGCCAATTACAACATATTCGCCCTCAGGCTCCAAAATAGACAAATTATATTTAAAATGGTCTATCACTTGCTGCGCCATGTCTTTTGTTCTGGTATTGGCTGGAGAGTTGTAGTCGTCGGCAATGATTCTGTCGTAGTGCATACCGACTCTTGTCGTGCCAACACCGCCGCAGGTGATGCTGGGCTCTTTAAACCGCTTTGTTCTCGGCTTGATTGTAATACTTCCCTCTTGCCATATATTTCCTTCATAGTCACCAAAAACCTCGACAAATTGTTCGCTTTTAAGGTGTTCCTTAATCACTCTAAGGTATAAGACTGAGTTTGAATATATTTCACTGTCAATGAGAATCCGCTCGTTAGGGTTACGAACTAGACACCATATTGGATACACGATTGAGCCGATACTAGACTTGAATGCGCCACGAGGGACGACTACGAGTTTTCTTTGGTGCAGGGATTCTAGGGCTGCGATGATTTCAGCGTGGGTTTGAAGGTTGACTTCAGTGTAGCCTAAGAAATGACACATATGGAAAAGGCTATTAGATAGTAAAAGCCTTGCCGCTTCTTTGGCCTCTTCGGGGTTTAAATCGTTTATATTCATAGCGGCTGTTTCAATTGGAAAATAATATAGACCATAGTCTGTTTTACACAATCATAAACTGACGATCTTAAATTGTCTGTTACGATTTTTCGTGTGAGCGAGCCCAAAATTGTAATATTTGATCTTGAGACCATTCCAGACGTGAAAGCTGCGCTCCCTTTTTGGCCAAGGCTTTCAGCTTATCCAGGGCTCACGTTAAAGGCTTCAATCAACACGATTGCTTGCATTGGGTATCAGATATATGGCGAGAAGAAAATTCACTGCCTGAATGCTTGGGACTACCCTAATTGGGATAAAAACGTCAACGCCGAGGACTTTATGAGAATAATCGCAATAGAATGGCTAGACGCCTGCTCAGACGCAAGTTGGGTAGAAATAGGGTCAGTACTGCCCCCCACACAGAAAACACGCTCAGTAGGCTTTCTCGTAAGCGAAAACGATATCGTCGTGACTATTGCCCATACCTGGGACGAAGAAACAAACCACGTTAACGGCCTAATGCACATTCCAAAGGCCATGATCCTCAAAAGGTCCTACTTATGGCGTCCCGCAAAAAGAAAGTCGTAACCGACGATGACTCAGGCTACTGGGTTTACATGGAGGTTACAAAGGACTGCAAAGGCTTTAACATCGAAGTCCAAGCCAAAGAACCCATGACATCTGAGGAAATCATTGTCGTTATAGAACAATGGCTGAACGATAACCTTCTCAAAGGGTTTGAAAACACTACTGGTCCGATGCAGTAGGTTTTTTTTCAATAACTCTTTCTGACATTTTGCGCAACCAATCACTCATTACCACTGGCTTTAAATTCTCCTCCTTTTCAACGAAGTAAAAATCCGTCTCTAATTTTCTCTCTAATTCTCTCTCTAACATTGAATGGCTCACTGGTGAGCCATCATGGGTCCATGGGTGAGCCATCATGGGTTCACTGGTGAGCCATGACTTATGGCTCATGGGTGAGCCATAACCCCTTGCAAAGGCGCATTGTTGGGCTGCGGGAACAATTTTTATTTTGGTTTTTTTGTACGCTCGATATTCAACTGTGATTAAATTTTTGCTTAATAAATCAGCAATGACACGTTTTAATTTAGATCTGCTCCAGTTTGTAAGGGCACAAATCTTATCGTACGAAAGCAAGCATCCTTGGCTGTAAGCGGCAATAAAAGCGAGAAATCGCATTTCAGCGTCATTTAATTTTGGACACCTTCTCAACTCGTGACGCAATTCAAAATCAAGACGCTCTGACATAAAATCCCCCCAGATTTTTGTTTACTTAGGCTGGGATTTTACGTATTTTGGACCCAGCCTGCGTGTATGTGGTAGTACACCGTGTTTGCATTTAATGAGCCCTTTCGTAAACGCCGAATGGGCTTTTTTTTACTTTACGAACAATTTACATCCTTGGTCAATCGTTTGAGTCCGGTAGCCATAAACCCTCATCAATGCCTCTATTGTGTCCCAAGAGTACGTTAAAATGTGGGTCCCCATGTAGTCGTGCCAATCAGACTTTTCTGACTGTTTGAGTGGGGCTTCGAAGTAAACATTTGGAAACTCTTGGAAATATTTAATAAATTGTAAGAAATCCTCGTCAGAAAGATGCTCTATCATGTGTGTCGCGATTAAAATCTCTCGATTAGTAAAGACAGCCATGGGCTCGTCGTAATAAAAATCAAAGTCTACTTGAGCCGTGTGATACCTTGGATCTTTGCAAGCTGGCTCTGATTGAACTAAATCAAAGTTCGTCCAGTGCTGGATATTGAATGGGCTTTGTAATAGGTCATTAGCAAGGCTTCCATCATGCCCCCCTACCTCAGTGACCTTTAGCATTCCAAGGGGACTAGAAACCCGTGATATGGCTTCTAATGCGGCTTTAAGATTGTAGTGCTTTTGTTCTGGAAAGGCTTTTGTGAGCTGCTTGGCGAATTCTACGTGCTCTTTTGGTGTCATTTTGTCGTATTTAGCACGCCATTGGTTAAAAATGTGTGGAGAATGAAAATCAATCATTTAAGCCTCGCGTATTTTATAACTTGGATTGTAATAAACAAATTAAATAAGGTGAAAAAGAGTGTCGGCATAAAGTGGTACCACGGAAACTCTTGCACTCTTACGGCAATAAATGCCATGGCCCAAGCGATTTGCAAGAAACTCCACGAGATAAACAAAGCCTGAAACGTGGCAAACCTTTGAGAACTTTTAACCGCTCCGGTAGACTCCCAAGGTGCAAGAGTCCCTAGTATTTTGTCTTTGAATGCGAATAGATGCGCATAAAAAGAGACCTGCCGAATTGCTGGTGCATACCATCCAAAAGGTGCTTTGGTCCACATAGCGACACCAAAGACACCAAACAGAAAAGAGGGCACACTAAAGACAGCGTTGAACCACATGATCTGCTCTGGATACCAGGCAAGCAGAATCATTGCAGGGAGCGGCGTTAAGACAACGGCTATGCCTGTCACCATGTAGTAGAACATGCCTGAGAGATAACAAAGCCGTTGCATTAAGTTTAAATTGCTGTTCCAAAAGATTGGGTTTAAAAATAGGGTTATTGAACCCATGGCCCATCTGTATTGCTGCATAAAGAATGCTGGCAAAGTGTTAGGGCAGACCCCTTTCGCAAGGTTGATTGGGATGTATTTCACAAGCCAGCCGTGCTGCATGATTTGGAAGCCTGTGTGTACGTCTTCACTATACCCGATTGGAGCTGTGCCTCCGAAGGGCTCAAGGGCCTGTCTTCGGTAGAGCGCGCAAGTGCCGACACAGATACTTGCGTCGTAGTGGTTCCTTGAGACTTGAATCATCCTGTAAAACAACTCTTGAATGTATGCTGCACCTTTTTCTACTGGGCTCTGTGTGCTTTGAATTGTAAAATACTGAGGGCTTTGAAGAATGCCTATTTTAGGGTTTTCCTTCATGTAGGGAATCATCTCATTTAAGATGTCGTATCTGGGACAAAAGTCCGCATCAAGAATTAAGATGAAATCGCCTTTAGTCTGAACAAAAGCGTGCCTCAGATTGCCAGCTTTCTTTAAGTGTGGTCTGTCAGGTCTGCAAATGTAATTAAAGCCATAGGTTTCAGCGTAAGCCTTAACCCACGCGCTTCCCCCATCGTCAAGCACGTAAACTTGAAGTCGGCCCTTATACTCAATTTGTGATATGTGCTTCATGGCATTGGCAATGACGCTTGTATCCTCACCACACGTGCAGTAGAAAATGTCTACCGTCGGGTAAGTGCCCCAAGCCTTCATTTGCCGAGCCCATCTTTCAACTAGGCGCTCGTGGCCATAAAAGTCAAAGTCGTGGCCGGTAAAGCCAATGTAATAGCTCACCCCGAGGTAGAATAGCACGACAAGCCCAAACAGGGCATATATGTAGAACTCAGGACGAGACAGAGAGAAAAGAAATATGCCAGTGGCCAGTAGAACGAAGGCGATAAAGCTCGGCACATAGAATAAGAATCTTCTTGTGCCAATGTATGCAGTCTTTTCTAGGCCACTCGGAGGAGTGGGCAGTGGGCTCATGTGTTGTTTATCCTATTTTTTGCTATTTCAAAATATTCTTGTTCTCTCTCAATGCCGAGAAAACCAAAGCCTAGCTTCTTACAAGCCACACCTGTAGAGCCTGAGCCCATGAATGGATCGAGTACGATGCCGTTTGGTGGAGTGATGAGTTTGACTAGGTACTGCATAAGTTTGATAGGCTTGACTGTTGGATGGTGATTAGGCGGCCTATCAGGTCTAGTTTCAGCACCAGACTTTGCACCGCCTAGTTTTTTTGGCATTCCCTCAAGCCCAGCATTGCGCTCAGACTTTGAGGCTTTGGCAACGTAAAAGAAACGAGAAGTTTCTCCAAGCATCGCCGCCGCATCCTCATCTAGCAATAGATTGGCTGGCCAGCGGCCTAATGGCTCAACCGGATTGCCGAAGCGAGCATACTTGCCAAGAATCTCATTGTTGGCCTCATTGAATGGGCGAGCTAGCTTTTCGTTTGTCCCAATCCTACTCCCATCCACATTAATCGCACCACAACCCCACTTCAAAACATTCTCTGCAACTGTCAGCCCTTTTTCTAAAGGCTTTCTTGCGAGGACTATCGGCTCGTTTGCTGGCTTAAGTGCTGTGCCCCAGCCTTGCCAACCATCTTTTAAGTTGTGTGATTTCGGAAACCCCGAGCCGTACAACCACTGGATCTGATCTCTGATCTCAAACCCAGCATCTTCGATATTCACGACCATGCGGTGATAAGTGCGAGTGCCTCCGAACGACAGCAAGTGTCCACCTGGTTTAAGCACTCTTAAAACTTCTTGCCACACCTCAACGCTCGGCACATCGTAGTCCCATCGCTTATTCATAAACGCTAGGCCGTAGGGTGGGTCGGTAACGATTGCGTGGACAGAGTCATTCGCTAATGACTTGAGCACTTCAAGGCAATCGCTTTGGTATAGCTGTATCATCTTTTTGAACTCGCCTAATTACCAAAGCTGAAAGGTCATGCGAAGATAATAGCGAGTGTTCCACGCCTGATCTTCTGTTGTTTTTAGAAGCTGAAAGCCAGGCGAAAATGTGACTTTTCTGTGATGAATGTCAATTTGGTTACGTGTGGTCATCCACCAAACGTCATCGGATTGCGAGTAGTCGGGCATCTCGTACTCTGGCAGGTTCCCGATCCCTGACCATGAGTTGAAGGCGACTTTCTTTGTGAACAGGTTTTCATAGATCGAAAGGCCAAAGACAGGAAACGTCTTGCCAGTCGTCTCGTCATAGGTTGGTTGGGCCATGAATGAGCCCTTGGCCAAGGCAAGGTTGCTACACAAAAATACAGCTAATAATAGAAGTCTCATGACTGCACCTCTTGATTGCTCGGATCTGTAGCCATAGCTTTTTTGGCATAAAAACAAGCCTCTTCAAGTTTTGTCATGACAACGGCGATAGCCCTCGGATGTCCCGTGGCTACAGTTGATAAAAAACTTTGCATTTGCTCAAATTTTGCCTGAATATCTTTCGCTTTTTGCTGGCCCTGCTCATTGAGCATGTGAAAGCCAAAATAATTGTACTCGTTCATAAATCCCCCATAGGTTTAGAGTCTGTAATTTAAACAAACTCTTATGGGTAGGCTAGGGATTTATTACATGGTGTGTGGCGTTACCAATCCAGCGGCAGCATAGGACTGATACCGATATAAAAGCCTAAGAAAAACGAGATCAGTGCTATTGCGATGTAGTCCCAGAGTTTTGTCATTTTATCCCCTCATCCCCGTGGTGGGGTTCTTCTGGCAATACTGCTTCAAATTTTGAAGTTTTTAATTGGTATTCTTCAAAGGCTTCCACCAATTCGTCAAACGCCAATTTCCAATCAACTTGACCTTTTCGCTTTGAATTCTTTTGCACCGACCAGCACCAACAAGCAGTATCAACGGCGTTAATCAGTTTTTGTAACTCGGATTCTTTGGTCATTATCCCCTCTCATCCCCTTGGTGGGGTTATTAAACACTTTTCCTCAAGGTTTTTTATTTTGGCAACTATCCCCTCTCGACAAGTTAAGCATTTTTAATCCTTTGCTTAGCAATTCTGAAATACTCTTTTACACATTCTATCCCTATGAAATTACGTTTAAGTAATTTGGCTTGTTTACCAGTAGTTCCACTTCCCATGAAAGGGTCTAAAACCGTATCACCTTCGTTTGACCATGAGATAATATGGTCATGCGCGAGTTTTTCAGGAAAAATTGCGGGATGCTTAAACGCCTCTTTGTCCAGCGTACTTTTTCCGTGGCCGACGCCGTATTCCCATACATTTCCTCGTAGTCTGAAATCGGCCACCACACCCATTTTGTGGAACGCTTCTAATTTATCTGAGTCATGCCTGAACGTATTAGAAGCGCGGCTTTTCCCTGCAGACTTAGATGGTTCCCTTAAACCATTAAAAGTCATCGGCTTTCCTTTGGAGAGTACGAACATATACTCAAATTTCTGCTCATACCTATTATGGGATAACGGCGGACCCTCTTTTTTGTAGATCATGGTGTCGTGGATATTAAGACCTATCTCTTTGAAGTATAATGCTTGTTTAAAGCTACTGCCTGTTTCACTTCCCTTTACTGTGGCATCACCTACTACCCAAACAATAACGCCGCCTTTTTTGAGTGTGCGTTTTAACTCGTTTGCTACTTTCTGAAATACTTCAAAATCCCAATTTAGGGAATCTTTATATGTTCGTAACTTATCGTAAGGTGGTGAAGTAACCACTAAATCTATCGAATTATCAGGTATTTCCTTTATTCGTTCTAAACAATCTCCAAACATCAATTTTCTTTTCATTACTTCCTACTTGTCGTTAAGGGATAGTTGCCTTTATTTTTTCTTCTAACAATTTTACGTATGCTCGAAGATAACTAAAATCGTTAAAACTAACACTTAGTTCAGGTTCTTTTTCAATTGCTGCACTCACCAAAACTTTTAAAGCATTTTCCTTTTCTTTTTCTGTGCTCACTTCAAAGCCTCCTCGATCTTGGTTAGGGCTTCTGTTATCTCTTCTTCGAGCGCGTGGTGCTTTTTCATCCCTCACCCTCCTGCTTTTCTAGCTCGGCGATTAGAGCGTCAGAGATCAAAACAGCTTCGTTACAAAACGCCGGAATCGCCAGATCCCCAGCTTTTGCAAGAACCTCTGCGCTTATTTCAGTTGACAAAAGCCCCTGCATCGCAAGTCCAGCGTAGTATTGTCTTAGAGTCAGCGATGGCATCATCATTTCTGTCGCAGCAGATTCACAAATACACAAACTATT